TTATTAGCAATATATGCCCAACCGCTAGGACTTTCTTTTCTACTTAAAGTCTCTCCGTTTTCCTTTATCCATCGCCAGCCTTTTCTAAACCCTTTAGGGCTCTGTCCTTTTTTTGGCTTTTTGTAATTAACTCTTTTTGCAAACATTGTATATTCACCAAGGTAATCATCGCATTTAATTAGTAAAATAACGTTTTCTGGTGGCTCTCCGGTCTGATATACAATATTTGAGTTAAAGTCTTGTGGGTTCATTTGCTTATCGCTCATCACTATTACCTTTACCTTGTGGTGTGTTGGTTATGCGCTTCCTAAGGTTATTTAAAATATCGTCAAGCGCGTCAAGGTTTAGATATGTATCCACATCAAGGTAAAGATATTTGTCAATCGTAACACTGTCATATGTTTCAGAAAGTTTGAATACCTCATCCAGCAAATCAAGCATAGCTTTCTGGTGTTCGGCTTCTGAAATCATTTCTGCTTGCTCCACTCAATTAAATACGATTCACTCATGTTATTACCTTATATGGTGCGCTTATTAGTTGCCTGGCCTTGTGTTATTTGTTTAATAAAATCCGCTATCCTGCTCTTCAATCATTTCAATATATAATTGATTAACGCATTCAACCGGCCACTCTTTAAAAATAAACCGTAATTCCCTCCATGATAATACGTTACAGGATTCCATCATCTACCCCTTACCTTTAATTCCACAGTCACCAAGTATAACCGGCACACAATTTCCGTCTTCATCTGTATCAAGACCGTCCCATGTTTTCCAGCCCATACAGGTTGAGCCATTGCATAAGCGTTTTGCGTTTACACAATCTCTATTTTCACCTGTGGCAGGTTGTCCGCACCCATTAGGGCCAATACACTGTTTTGTTTTTGCTTCTTCTTCTTTCATTGCTTAACCCCTGTCTTAACTTGTATGGCAAAAAATTCCGCATTCAAAATCTAAGTTTTTCATCGGTCTACCAGTTGCATTTATATCAAGTTCATCTAAAAAAATCCTCTCACCCTTGACTCTGACTAACCTTGCTCCTAGATCTCTTGACTGAATAGCTCTTTCATTGAATACGTCAGGGTGCATTTTTCTAACGTGATTCCAATAAGTTGGGGATGTGGCCTTTACGCAACCGATACAATTAGCATTTGGATAACCCATTTCATAAATTCTCGGAGGCTTAACACCTGCATCCTGCAAAATTCGATAGCAATCAGATTTTGTTAACCCCGCTTCAATCAAAACAGGTAATGTATTGAGCCGCTCATTAGTCTGAAACCTGCAAAACCTGTCTTCTTCCTCAGAAGTAAAGCCTAAGACATGCCAGTTAATATCGTTGTCCATTTCAAACTGCTGTCTAGCTACTTTCTTTAATTCAATCGTACATGGTGCGCCTTTTGGTCCGCTCATAAATTTACGTTTACGCCACACATCAGCGGCGGAACAAGATGGATATTTATTATTATATGATGTTTCAATATCTACATTTAACCATTCACCAACATCTTTTAAAAACCTAAGATTATCTAAATCTTCTTCAACGACCGGATTATTAACAACCTTTATGTTACAAGTATCTCCGTATTGCTCAATTGTTTTCATTGCAGCTACAGCACTAGCAGCACCGCTTGAAAACCATACAACAATAGTATCCTTTTTCATTTCTTAACCCCTGTCTATTATGGAGGAAGGTGGAGGAGTCGAACCCCTAACACGCAATGGTCACTACGGTATTCAACACCGTTTGCCAGCCTACCCAGCAGCACCTTCCATATTTGGCGGTAGATGTAGGGATTGAACCTACGCAACACAAATGCGTTGTACGGGTTAGCAACCCGCTGCATTACCACTCTGCCAATCTACCTTTATTACTGTATAGTTACTTAGTTAGCTTTCTACCGGCATTTATTATCAACACTGGCTCGTCTTTTTTATTGTATCCGTGCGAATATCCAGTAGTTACCATCTGAACGCCGTTTGGCATTTCAATAATTATCGGCTTATCAGAGTATTCGATTGAAACCTCAACTATCTCACCTGCTTTCATCTTATTTCACCTATTAATGGTTAATCGTAATCAACGACTTTCATAAATTCCTTTCTACTCAATCCCTTGCCTAGCTCTTTTAAAAATACATCTATCGCCGTACTAAATAAATTTCTAAACTCATCTTCTGGCATATTCTCGAAGGCTATAGAATCAGCCACAAAGACTGTATTACCGTTAGGGGCTACTATCGTACTAAAGTACCCGCATTTCATCGTCAGCCATCGTCTATATGCCTCTGGTGTATCAAAATGCTCCTGCATATCAAAGGTTAGATCAAGAAAGGAAAAAAAACGCTTATGATTCTCGTAATTTCTCGCTCGCTTAATCTCTGCAACAATTACTTCACCTTCCTTGCGGTTAAGCATGTATTTCTGTGTTTCGGGGTCATTAGGTATTAATTCTAAATCACCAGATACTTTGAAAAACGCCTTCATTCCTCACACCACCTGAAACGAAGTTATAAGCCAGCCAATTGTTGATAAGAGCGCGGTTAAACACCCATATACTCCGAGCTTGTTGCGTTCACCTATGCAGGCAACAAGGAAAATTGAATTCCATACAAGCATAATAACTAAAACCATTTGTAATGCGTTCATTCTTCCCACCTAAAATATTCATTTTTAACAAGAGCCATTAAACTCACATACTCAGTTCTGCCATAAACAAGATCATCCACTACCCAAACATGGTTGCGGTATTCGATTGTTATATCATCACGCCAGAATCTAACCCTTCCGCCGGTGTCAGGCTCACACTTAAGTAAACATGAGGTGACTATGCTAAACGTCAGGGCTGGGGCTTCGTCATTCATTGATATCACTTTGATTCATAAGTTAAACAACTTCTTAATCTTTTCCTTGATTATTCTATGGATTACTTTTGGTGCAAATATTCCACGAACCTCTTTTAATCCTGCTGCGTTTTTCTTTGCTCTAAACTTCTGACTTGCTTCTGTGTTTTTATTCATGCTTCTATTATATGCCTTGCGCGCAATTAATCAAGCTATTTACTGCTTTACTGACAAACGGTTACTTATAAAACATCGCTATTAATCTATCTAAATAAGCTATAGCCTCGCTTTGCTTATCGAATGTTATGTTGTTTACCGCTGTCTTATCCGGTCTCTGGATTTGCCAGCCTTTCTTTACTTCAGTTATTGTGTACTCCGGTAGATCAGGCTTACTCATCACTTGTCTTCGCTTTATAGATGTACGGCTTCTTTGTTTTTATACAAACAATATTGTCGGTATCTTCATTTAAGCGCTTTCTGGCCGTTGAAATAGACAGCCCTACACCTTCGGCAAAGTCTTTAGCAGTTACGCCTTTTAGCGTTAACTGGTGGCGGTTAATCTCGTACGCAACAGAATCTAGCATGTACCAAAGATCGAGGTAATCAGAACGCTTATATCTTTCGATAGCGTTTTCAATTAGTCCGGTAACAACTTTATCCTGAACTTTTGCTATTTTATTTAAGTGTGCTTGTATAAATTGCGCATGATCCATTTTATTCTCCTGGTTAACTCTATTGTGTATACCTGCTTGTCTTTTGCTGGTTTCACTCTAAAAGCTCTTGGTTCTGATATTTATCTCCGATCACCTCAAAATCAAACATCTGACCATTTCCTATATAATCTAAACAAACATACCGGCCTTCATTACTTTCTGGATAAATACCAACTTCAGCCCTTAGCTCTTCATCGTTAAAAGTCATAATACCGATTAGCTCGTCATATTCCCTTATACCGGTCATCCACTTAAATTTGAATATATCGCAGTCATAATATATTTCCTTTTTGTTCTTATCAGTTATTCCTGTGAACTGGAATGCTTCATCGATAATAGATAACTCTACATCCTTATTGTTGTAAAAATTATCCATCTCCATTAGAAATAATTTACCGTCTATGTCTTTTAAAACATAAGCCTCATCGTCCGAATAATACCAAGTTTTAAGTTCTTTACTAAAAGCTCTAAATTTAATGTCGTGCATTGTATTACCCTCTGTTAGTTGTTGTTTAAACAGTCTCTAATGTGCATCTGAATATGTTCTATAATCGTAATTATCAACTTTCATAAATTGCTGTATCCATGCGGCCCTGACTTTTCCTATTTGCCCATGCCGGTTTTTACAAACATTGATTTCCATAACGCCTTTTTCTTGTGTATCAGGGTTATAAACCTCGTCCCTGTAGAGCGTCATAATCACATCAGCTTCTTTTTCAATCTCTGAGCTATTCGCAAGCGTTCCCATAGAAGGCCGTTTATCAGCTAACTTTTCAACATCACGGTTAACCTGAGCCAATGCTATTACCGGTATATTTAAATCCCTTGCAAGCTCTTTTAAAGCGCATACAACGTTACCCACCTGCTCCCACTTAGCCAGCCTCTGGTCAGTCCATTTGATCCGCTGAATATAATCAATATATAAAGCTTTCATGTTGTGCTGGTGTTTCCACTTTCTGGCCTGCCTGATAATCTCGACTATAGAAATTCCTGATTTATCGTTAATCCATATATTTTTATTTGATAGTCGCCCGATTGATCCGGTTAATTTCGTGTACTCAAAATCATCCATCTGACCGTTACGCATATTCTGAGCATTAATTTTTCCATCAATGGCAATTAACCTTAGTCCGATTTGCTCCGCCGGTTGTTCTGCGCTAATTAATCCACACGATTCTGAGTGCGCGTTCATCAGGTTTAACAAGAATGCAGTTTTACCCATTGCCGGTCTCGCACCGACAACATACAAATCAGATTCATGGAAGCCTCCTAACGTATCATCTAGCTGCGTGATGCCTGTTGGTATGCCTGTGATACCTTCTTGCTCGCTAGCGGCCTCTATTGCGGTTACAGCATGGTTTAAAGCCTGCTTTATTGAGTGTTCATACCTTGCATTGACCTGATTCAAGTCCATTAGCTCTTTTACGGCTAAATCCAGGCTTTCACCGTCACGATCAATTTTTTCTAATAATTCGTTGCAAATCTGCTTTGCCTTTCTGTTTCGGCTTTCAGTTTTAACGTGATTTGCATGGGCTGATAAGCTACTGATCCCCATAGAATCAGATTGAGCCTGTCCACAAATAGCCAGCCACGGATTACCGGCGTGTGATTTATCTAGTTGATTAGAAATTGTGAATATATCAATAACCTTATTTTCAACGAACATTTCTAAAATGGTTTCGTAAATTAATCGCATTGATTCAATGTCAAAGTCTTCCGGCTGCAAATCAATACCTTCCAGCTCACTTGGATTTTTTAATATCGTACCTACAACCGTTTGTTCAAAGTTTGATTTCATTTTGAGCCTAACTCCCAGCTTGGTGATGTTGTTTGGTTTGGTTGGTTTTTTGTTTCTCGTGCTTGCCAACTTCTAACCGCTGCTTTCCAGTCTTTCATTTTTGTTTTCCCAACCATCCAGCCGTTTGATACGTAGTAGTTAATAAAAGATTCTGCATTAACAGAATATCCTTTGCTTAAAATATATTCACTCACTTCTGATTTAGAAGGTTTTGCAAAGACGGTTCTTTTCTTTTTATTAACCTTCTCTTCATTATTATCATTCTTGTTTGTGGTTACTTGTTGGTTACTTGCTGGTTGTT